GTCTGTTTCCAGATTGTTATATATAAACGATTTGAGTAGACTAGGTCCATAGCACACGAAACAGATAATGTGCATCTCGCGCAACCTTGTAAGGGAGCGTAACAGGCTAAACCAAAGCCAAACCGAGCGCCTTGCCGGCGCTCAAAAAGCCCTGACCAGCTTTGGAAGCGAGCGCACCCTTGGCCTTGGACCAAAGCACGCCAGCCTCCTTCTTGGCATAAGCCTCAGCCTTCTGCGCAACGGGCATCGCCGCTGGCATAGCCATGGCGGACCGCACAGCGCGGAAAGCTGCCTCGGGTGAAGCAAGCGCCGGGGGAGGAGCCGACGCCACGAGGTCAGGGGCAGAAGAACCACCCAGAATGTTCTGAGTGCCCTCCACGTGAAGGATGACCTCAAGCGAAAACGCGCCCGGCAGAGTGTTGCCAGGGACGCAACCTTCGCCCTTGATCCATAGGGCCTGGTGGCCCGAGATGTTGCCATAAGTTGTGGACATGGGGGTGAAAACGGCGCCAACGCCCGTGAAAGTCTGCAACGCCTGCTCACTAGTGAGATTAGTGGCGTCGATGAACTGGTTGGCGGTGCCGGACACCGGGTGGAAAGTCCACTCATGGCCTGCTGGGCCCAACAGCTGTGAGACCTGCAATTGCCCTGCTTCGGGCATGTCGACGATTTGGGACGTCATGTGACCGGTGGCGTCCAAAGGACACTCCCAATCAGCGGCAAAAGATGCCGCATTGACACCTGAGCTGAGCGCCAATGGTGCCTGAGAAGGCGCCGCAACGCGGGCCCAGTAAATGCGGCCGTTGCTGTGCGTAAAATCAACGTTGGTCTTCAGGCGAACGCCCCAGGACACAACGCGATAATTCTTAAACTTGCTGGCCAAACTGGACGGAGTACAAGCCGCGTTGCAATAACTCTGAGCCACTGCGGTAGTAAAAACAGCATCCGCCGACACCGGAAAAGATATGGCGGCGCCACCAGTAATACCGGTGGTGGAAGATGTGCTGGGATAAGTGGAAAACACTGTGCTCAGCACATGCGGGGCCACTACGGCATCCCAAGAACCACTGCTGTCAGTGTTGACAACAAGGGGAATGTGGATCTTGTAAGTAGTCGTGGGACAAGCCCACGGCTCCGGAAGACGGGCACCAATGGCGCCGGTCTCAAAAGGGTGGCAAAGGGCCACAGCATAATGGTCAACGACCGACTGGCTGGCCCCGTGGATGTTACGGGGCCCAGACGCCTTCTTGCCCTTGCGGTAGACGGAAGTGTTAACCCTCATCTTCTGGAGCATCTGCTCCAGATGAGCGATTCTCCCCGAATCCTTCCGGGTGAACTTCTTGTTGCCCTTCTTCGGCGGGGCCATTAAAGCAATTTAGGCAGGATAACCTCAAAACAAATCCTTGCATGGATTCAATCACGGCAGGCAATGTCACGAAATTCCAGCGTCAAATCCCTGGTGAAATCTCCGTCTTCCAGGGCTTGCTTGAACATCGCCTCCAATATGAGCTGGTCGCCGACACCAACCCCATACGCTATCTCATACATCTCGCGAGACACCAAATCCGGTGGGGATGCAAGCCCGCCGGACCACCCTTCCTCGCTCTTCTTACGCGACTCATCAGGGTCAAACAATGGGGGTGCCCCCAGATGCGCAGCGTATGCTGCCACAACCCTGGCATACATCCAGAAAACTGGTACGCCATCAAAGCGCTCATTGAGCGCCCAAGACCGGGCGGTCACTCGCCCGGCAACTGCCTTAAATGAGGCGAAGTCGTGGTTAATGGCCCAACCCGCCTTAATGGCAGCACGGCCCAAGTCTGGCAAGAAAGCCCACTGGCCCTGGCAGTAAACGCTCCTCCCGCCCACTGCTGGCCACCAAGTGTTTTCGCCAAACCACCCACGCTTCTCTACCTTGAGAATCTTGCCCATGGTCAAACCAAAAGCGGCAAACCACGCGTCATCCCAGAACTTGTCCAGGCGTTTAGCGCGTGCGACTGACCCGCGAACGACAGCAAAATTGTCATCGCCCTCGGCGACAACTATGATGTCATCCTTACGGATCTTGCTCTTCCGGCGTATGCGGAACCAAATGAAGCGGCTGGTGCCCCAATTCATGCCAGAAGTGTAACTGGCGCCGCTCAAAAGCCGCCAAGCGCGCGACAACACACCACCTATGGCAGTGCGGAGGAAAACACCCCGGCGGAACAGGCGGTTCAGATGGCCATGCGTAAACATGTCGATGCCAAGGAACCGCAATAGCCACGCCAATGCGTAAAAATCGTGGCCCTGTGTGTTGCAGTCGCGAGCGACGTCATCCAAACACACGATGTAGCAATCGCCGCCAAAGTGGGCGACGGCGGCTGCAAATGGCTGCCACTTCTCTTTGGTGCGCAGCCCCTTCCAAGAGAGGCGGGTCTTAATAAATGCCTCTAATGGGATGGCCCAAGCGTGGGCCAAAACAGTCTCACCCGGGTCCAAATCGTGGATAACCCGAGGTGGTTTGCCGAGCTTGAGAATCTCAACCTTGACCTTGAGGTTGGTGGTGAGTCGCCCGACACGATCAGCTGCCAGTGTAAACATGTACAGCACATAATCGTGCAAATACCTGGTAGCACGACTAGGGTCCTTGTCAGCCACCCAAGCCAAAACCTCGCTGTCAGACAACAAACTGTACTGACCAGCGGGCCGGGACAAAGCGTCATAAGTCCCAGAATACTCAGCCCAAGCGTAGTCCTTGGCGTCGTCATAAACGCTCGCCGACAAAGACTCTACTGACTGAACGGCGTGGTTCTTCGCCAAACCTGCCTCCAAAGAGCCTCTATGCAATGGCTCCCAAACTTGCCCGTGACCTATCACGGGACCACACGCCAAAGCTATGGGGCGTGTGGCGGCCGGGGCGACAAGGCCCCAACCCTTACTAAACCTGAGCCCAGTCACATCCGACTGAGCCATGTACAAGCTGGAGTACATGACTAAGAAACTAACGGCCGCCAGCAGCCCGCGTCTCTTAACGATCAGGTTCTCAAAGTGCACATCACCTTGCACACGAAAATTGACGCTGCCACTGGTCGGCCGGAACCGTCAGTTGGCCGCACGTGCGGCGGCGCCCAAAACGGCGCCGCTCATGGCGCCAACGCCGGCCATGGCCTCCTTGGCCTTTGCGACAAAGTCGCCAGGCGGGGCATCGCCTAGGGCAGTGAGCCCGCCAATGGCGGACAGAATGAAGGCCGACCACTTGGCAGTGCGGACAGTGCCGCGGTACATCTTGGCCATAATGAGACAGACCATGATGAGAAACGCACACATGCCAACGCACATGGCCAATAAGGCCAAAATGGGCATGACGGCGCCCACCCAGCTGCCCTGAGTGGCCTTGGCCTTGCTCTTGCTCACCTTCTCGGTGGCATAGCTCTTCGCAGAGCTGCCAGCCTCCGTCACCTTATCGCACACCCCCTTGGCAGTGGTGTGCGCCCAGGCACCGAAGCGCGTGAACATTCCCTGAGCGGGATTGCTGCTCGGGTGGCTGTAAGCCTCCCACTGACGCAGAACGGCCTCAGTGAGGCCATCGCGGTAAGCCTTGCGCTTGAACATCTCAACGCAAATCAGCGCCATGATCTTCTCAAAGCGCTCGCTCTTGTCGCTGATGGTGATCCCAGGGTACTCCTGAATGATGAGGGAGTTGACACGGGACGCCGTGACGCGCGGGTCCTTGTAGTCGACGTCGACGAGAGCCGCAATCTGCTCGTCGCCCCAAGGAGCGCGCTTGGAAGACTGCTTGGGCATCTTCACTTCGCGCTCAATGTCGTCAATCTCACTGTTGGTGTGAGAGACGAAACTGTCGCCGCTGACTGACGACGAGTCCTCCTTGCTCGCGCTTATCTTAGCGCGGAGCTTCGCAGCGGAGGACTTCATGGCCTCATCGAGGTCAAAATTGCCGGCACGGCTCCGCGAAGACTCATACTCCTCCTCAGAGATCACCTTCGCAATGAACGTGCCGAACATCTGGGTGGCACCAGACATGACACCGGCCCCGGGATAAAACCGGTCCAGCGTGTAACAAACCTCCTTGCCAACCGGGAGGCAATCGCGGATGATGTCATCATCATCCTCGGAGTTAAGGACCGGCACCACGGCTTCCTTATGGTAGCCGGTCTTGGGGTCCCAAATGGGGTGGAACTTGGACTTGCCCTCACCCTTAATGGACCACTCCAAACACTCGCGACCATAACGGTCCACGAAATCGGTCTTCTTGACGGTGAGCTCACCAAAATACTCACCGACGCCGAAGCCGAACCAGCCAGCCATGATAACCTTGTCACCGACGTCACGGTTGGCCAAAATGTTCACGATCGGGCTATAATAAGCCGCATCGTGAATGTAAGTGACCTTGTGCTTCCCGGTCACAGGAGCCTCCATGGGCTCAAACATGATGTCAGACACCGAGTAACCACAGCGCTTCTCGAGGTCGCGCACAATCTTGGGATTGCGCACGGCATCATTGAACTGCTTTGCGCTGTCCATGGTCTCAGGGTCGGTCAAAAATGCACGAAGAGAAATCTTGGCGTACTTCTCAGGCCAAATGGTGCGAAGATTCTCATCGAACTTGACGCCTTCCTCGACGTCAACACGCTCCATAATGATCGCGTTCTTCTTGCGCTCACTTTCGGAGATGACACGCATCACAAGATGCTTGTAATTGGGAACCGCAGAATCGCCCACGGTGACCTTGGTGGCCAGAATGGCCTTGAGGTTGCCAACAACCTCACCAGAAAACTTCTGCTTAAAATTCCACTGCTGCACAGTGGCGCCCTTGCGGACGAAAAGTTGGGTCTTGCCGGTAGATCCGGAAGTCGAAGACATGATAAATAACGAACCCCGCAAG